CACCTTATTAAAGGCTGGAAGCTCCTGGCCGTATACGCCCGCGTAGGAAACCCGCACAAAATCGTGGAAGAGCAGATTTCCATCGACGCCGCTGTCGGCTGTGGTCACAGTGATCTGGTGCTCTCCCGCAGTCAGGTCGTAATACAAGGTCTTTGTCCCAGTTATGGTCTGGAACAGTGTGGATTCCATAATGACAGTCTGAGGGTCGCCGCCGTCCAGCGCAAAGGTCTGCTTTACATTCACAGTATCGTGAATGTACATATCGTTTCTTGCGCTGCCTACGCCGTTGCCGTAATTAAAGTCCAGCTTATATTTGCCGTCCCGGCACATTGATCGTATAGGTCATAGACGAGCCGGAGGGCATTCCTACCGCACGGTCGCCGCTGCCGTTATTGGACATATAATAGCTGGGATTCGTGCCAGCGCTGGAAGCGAATGCTCCGCCGGAAAGGCCGGCGTCTTCCGCTTCATACACATCGCCGCTGGGGCTTCTCAGGGCAAGGCCTACGATTTCATCGCCGCTCGCCTGGGTGACGGTCACATTGTACGCGTTTCCAAACAGGGTATCCGGGATTTTCACGGTAACGCTGCCGTCGTCGTTTACCGGATAAGCACCCTCTAAAATCGTCGGGGTCTCATTCAGTGCGCCGTGGAAACCTGTAAACATGCTTTCCTGCACCGTTACATGAACCGCTTCGGCATCCGCGAAGGTGCTGGTGGCGGTCACATTATTCAGCTGAACCGTAATGTCTCCGGTAAAGCCGCCCAGAAGGGTCGTAGACAGCTTTTTGGCCTCGTCCATGGTGGAAAGGCCGTAAAGGCCGTCATAGTTTGTGCTGGTGGAAACCGGCTGGGTGGTGCCGGACATATCGCCGTACCATTTATACAACCACCAGGCCCCGTTGCCCTCGTTGGCGCCGGCAGCTAGATCGTTCAGGTTATTCGCCTGGTGCCAGAAGGGCAGGCAGCCGGTTACCTTTTCGTCCTCGATTCTGGCAATCCAGTTCACCAAATTGCCGGGTACGCCGCAGTAATCCATTACCGCATATTCGTTAAAACAAATCGGAGGCATTTCCGGAATACCCTCGGTGCCGTTGGCTTCATTATACTTGCTCCAATCGGTAGCCTCCCATTTGCTGCGGGCATCAGATACATGCCAACTGATATCGTTTAAATCGGTCATACCCAATTCATGCCAAGTCACAACATCCGGCACACAGTTGTTGTCTGCACAGAACTGAATATAATCCTTAAAATCTCCGCTCTGCGCTCCCCAACCATATTCAGAATCGTTGGACCCTGCAATTTTTGCATTGGGATCAGCAGTTTTGATAACTTCGTAATAACTCTTCCATGCTTTAAAAAAGTTTCCTTCAACCGGACAGCCCTCATTGATAGGGACATAGACAATCGCCTCGTCGATATCAATTCGGGCTCCAACGTTATCTTTTGGAGCCTCGGGAGTACCGTGCTCCTCCTTCCAGGCTTCTTTCCAGGCTACAACGCCAGGGCATATATACTTTTCCAAGTCGCTGCAATACTGCTCAATGGTCGAAGTCGGGTTCACTACACCGTAATAATTGCTGTTGTACATCTGAACCTGCTCGCCGCCGCTCTCCAGGAAAGTCTTAGCGACGTCTAACGCGTCTCCATAGGGGTGCTCCGTTCCCAAAGCGCCCTTAGTCACTAAAATTTTAGACTTCAGCGGAACTATTGTATTGGTAGTGGGGACGTCCTCACTGCTGACGCCATATAGGAAGCCTGCGGCTCCGTGGACAATATCTCCCGTGTTCACCGCTGGGTCTAGGTCTACCGTCAGCGTCGCCTGCGGGTTCCTCACCTCCGCCGCGCTGGCCCGCATCTGCCCAAAGCTTGTGGTGAGCATACTGCTCATCAATACCGCCGCCGACAGCAGACCCGCCGCGGCCCCACGTGCTATTTTTTTACACCGTTCCATTTTTTCTCTCCTCTCGAAATATTTCTATGTCCTGAAAAGCTTTTTCTATACTTTCATATATCCCTCCTTAAAGGCTTGAGGTTTTCTCTTTTTTATAAAAACCTCACTTTTGTTTTTACTTTTTTATTATAAATAAATATTTTATTTTCTAAAACTCAACAATTCTAAGAAAAGAGCACAAAACTAAGCTTTTACTTGTAAAATTAAAGCAAAAAATCCTCGCCAACAAAGGCGAGGATTTTCCAGGAGATTAGCAGAAGGTCTGTAACTTGGCATCTTGTTTCTCCAGCAATCTCAAAACTGAGTTTTGTTTCCTTGGCAGGCATAAAGAATAAATACCGGTAGGATATGTCCGACCAGAACAATAAGAACACTAGACAAAAGAAAAGGAATCCTCAAAATATGATGATTCCAGGTTCGGGGTTGCCCCTTTTTCATTTTTACATTGCGATTTTTTGATTTTTATTTCTGGGTGTCCCATTTTGATGAACGAAAAAAGTTTTAAAAGCGGCTTAATTTTTAAGGTTTATAGCATAGAAAAAGAGGCCGAATTTGGATTGCCTCATTTTTGAGTTCCAAATTTCGACCTCTGTTCACATGGCCCGCCCGGAGGGATTCGAACCCCCGGCCTTCAGAATCGGAATCTTAATTATATTTGAAATCCATCTAGAATTAATGCGGTTTTTAGCTGTTTTTGACTTGCATGTGACTTGCATGTGTTTCAATATATTCATTTAATTTACTTACTGCGTTTCTCTTATGTTCTTTGTCTAAGTGAGTATAAATCCCCAGCGTGGTTTTAATATCAGAATGCCCCATTTGTTCTTTAGCTGTTAAAACGTCTGTACCAGATAAATAAAGTAATGTGCAAAAAGTGTGTCTTAACCAGTGAGGAGTAATACGAGGAATTGTAATTGGTACACCTTTGGGGTCATATTTGCTTCTTTTCCCGTTTAAATCTCCATACTTTATATTCAAATCCTTAATATAACTATCCCACATTCTTCTCCAGCTTGTTTCAGTCATCATAACATCTTTTGTATCTGGGCATACAAGTATAGTGTCCTTTGGCTGTAATTTTAAAAAATCAATTAATATTTGTGGTATATTTACAACCCTGTTCCCTGATTCTGTTTTTGCACCTGATTTTATATTGAAACGAGTTCCCTCTTTAAAAACGGATTTATTTACACGAATAGTGCCTGCTTCAAAGTCTATATCATTCCATGTAAGTGGAATAACTTCTCCGCGCCTAAGCCCAGCAAACATCATTATCATAGCCGCTTTTTGCGCTCTGTGCGGCGTGTTAATAATCCAGCCTTGTTCTTCAACGCTTAACGCTCTTCTTTCCTTCTTTAACTGATTTGAAACAATTTTAACAGAGCTTGCGGGATTATAATCAATAATTCTATTTTCAATCGCCAGCTGAAAAACTTGCCTACATACTGATCTGTATTCAACTAATGTTCTTTTCGCTGTTGGCTTACCTGTCCATCTGTTTAAACTTGAGAGATCAAATATTATATTTTGTACATTAGCCGTTTTAATTTGAGATATAGGCATGTCCCCAATGTAGCAATTTATTATTCTTAATTTTTGCTCGCAAGTTTTATAGTGTGCAGAAGAAACTATAGCTTTTTTAATTTTTAACCAGTGGTTTCCCCATTCCTTAAATGTATCTCTTTGAGCAGAAATATCAATTCCCTTTCCCATCAGAATCCGCACTTCGTCAGCTTTCTTTTGTACTTCCTTAGGGGTCCCCCCATACACCGTCTTATATTTCCGCTTTCCGTCTACGGTGCCTAAATATATCTGCATAGCATATCTGCCGTCCGGCCTCTTTTTCACTCTGCTTTTTGCCATAATAAAAACCACCTCCAAAGTAAGACTTGCCAAGCCTACCCAGAAAGTGGTATAATTTCGTTGTTCGGACGCATTATCCACTTTGGGTAAGCTGTTCTATTTCGATCCCCTGCCGGTTGCAGCCGGCGGGGGGATTTTTTATTTACGACTTGTTGCTCTAAAAATCATCAAACCGACCAATTTCGCCATTTGGAGAAATTGGTTATTTCAGAAAAATACTCTTGAATTTATTTAGTACATAAGATATAATTATATATTATAGAACATATGTTTCGATATATTTCTTTTAATCGGCTACTATATATTAATATAACTTATAAAACGGAGGTTAAAAAATGGAAAACATTGATCGTTTTGAATTTCTAAAAATAGTTCCTTTTGGTATTTGCCCTAAATGTTTAAAACGTGGGAACATAGATTTATCCCATGATTCATCTTTCCATTACCATTGTACAAACCCATCTTGCAGCGAATATTTAACCGATGTAAGTGTTCCAAGAGATGTTTTTAATCTTTTGGAATATCTTGCTGATCATCAACCCACGACAAAAAATTCGTTAAATCAGAAGGCAGATTAAGTCCTCTATTAAAATAGTTTAATATCGCTAAGTATAGGCTTTCAAAGTTTTCTTGGAATTTATCATACGAAAACACAGGAGAATGCTCTTTAATTTGCACTAGTAAAATAAAATTCCTTGAATGAGAACCATCTTTTCCGCTTTCATTATCTATATAAAGTAGAGCAATAATTCCATTTTTATGCTTAAAATAAAACGAGTTACCTAATTCCACTTTTGTAAATTCATTTTGAGGTAGATTTTCTTTAATGTATAGTGGTATATCAGGAAATTCATTTTCTTTTAATGCTCTTAAATCTTTCCAATCAATTTTTTCTAATTTAGTTCTTTCTATTAAATCCCTTTCAAATTTTTCCACAACGTCATAAATCATGAATATTCTCCTTTATTTATAATATTTTTAATAATTTGTATTTTTTCACGAAATTTGCATGTCATTTTTTCTCTATCGCCTTGATCGACATTCAAATAATTATGTACTAGATTATAAAAAGATGAAATTTCATCTTGGTCTGGTACGCAAAATTTTATTGTATTTGCATAACCTTGTATTTTTACTATTACAATAAGTATATCATTTGCTAGAGGAAATCCTAGGAGATCTTTTTTTAATTGCAAATCAAAATTATTCAATTTTTTTAGTATCATATTTTTTTCATTCAAAAATTTATATTTATCTATGGCGTTTGCCTGTGCCTTCTTTATTTCTTTCAAACTTTCTTCAAATGTTTTTTGTTTTTTGCGATTAAGAATTTCCAAAATAATACTAACTATACATGGAACAACTGTCGTTATATATCCGACAATGGTAACCCAAAGTGGTGTATATGATGTTGATTCCACCAACTCTATCCCTTCTCCTCTAAAAATACAATTCCGTTGCTAGATTTCCATAAGTATACAAGCAAACGGCTTTTCTCATAAATTCTTCTGTCACGTCAAAGTAATCCGCTAAATCCCATATCTCTGTGTGCCCATTTGCAACAGCTTCATCAAGTTCCTCCTCTGTAATCAACTGCTTAATGGCCCATTTATTCGCTCTGTTCTCGTGCTTCTGTCTCACATCTAAAGGACTATGTACATTATAAAATGAATTAGTTTCTATATGCCCCATTTCGTGAGCTAAGCGCACTTTTGCTTCTGTAGTGCTCTCGATATGATCTGTATCTAATGCAATCCACCCTTGAGGCAGAGCCAGAGATTTTGTATCACGCATAGTAAAGTAATCTATCTCTATTCCGAATTGCTCAGCAAGCTGGCAAAGACGAAAAAGTGTCATTCTTGCTCCCTCTTCTGTTGCGACTTCTTAAATTTAATATAGTCTAACACATCTTGTTTTTGTTCGTCCGTCATTTCCTTGACCTCACCGAATAAGGCAAAGTCTATTCCTTCAAGCTGCAAATCAAGCTCATCGCTTTTAGTGGTGGGCTCTTTTTTTTGCTCATTTCCAAGAAGGTAGTCCATAGATACCTGAAAATAATTCGAAATTTTGCCTAAATTTTTTGTGGATAAAATTGCGGTTCTCCCATTTTTTAAATCGGTCAGGTTGCCTCTAGGAATACCGGCTTCCTTGCACATTTGTGTCATATTTATCCCCTGACTCTTACATAAATCTTCAATTCTGTTATACATTTCGTTCAAATTTGCCACCCCGTTTTAGGTATAATGACAAAATTACTTTATTCCTTAAAAACAGTGCAAAATACGCTTGATTTTTACTGTTTGAAGTAATATAATAACATCAGACGGACGGAATGAAGTAATTTATCTTATCTGCAATTAGATTATATTACTATTTCCCGTAAATGTCAATCGCATTATATGGGAGGTGATCGACAAGATGGCACAATTTACTGTATTTGGTAAAGATATAAAAAAAAGGCTAATTGATTTAGAGCATACACAAGTGTGGCTAATTGAACAAGTAAGACAAACAACTGGGCTCTATTTTGATGATTCTTATTTATATAAGATTCAAACCGGACAGTTAGCAACGCCAAAAATCGTCTCAGCTATCAGGGATATTTTAGAGTTGCCAGGCGACGAAAAGGAAGCGGGGTGAGGACATGCGGGCAAGCAAAAGAAAAGCTCCTGCTGGTTCGGAGCAGGAGCAAATAGAATCATTACAAAAATCAGTTCATTACTTATGGATCACTAATATCATCGTCAATATTGCAATTATTCTCTTGACGTTCAGGGTCTTTATCTTCATTAACACCACTGGAAATATCTTCTATCGGATAGTTTTGATCCTTCAGCAACTGAGTCAGCTCTTGAATTGATAGTGATAATTCTTTTTGTAAACTTAAATCTGCTTCTAAATATTGGACTGTGGTCTGGTTATTTTCTTCAAAGCTTTCGGATTGATTGTTTGATGGAGGAAAAAGGCCAAAGTATAGTTCCAGCAGAATTGAAATCAATGCAAGCACGAATCCTATTGTGTGTTCGTGGGTTTTCAAAAAGTTTTCCAGTGATTGTTTTTCTGATGCCTCATCAGGAATTGCTGTTTCGATGATATTGGACACTCTCTCAACACTTTTGTCATCTAACTGAACTTCACGGTTGCTTGATGAATTCCAATCTAATGAATCTAGTGGAACATTTTTAAGGACCTCTAAACAATCAAAAAGTATTTTTGATTGTCTCTGTTCAAAACTTTTTGAAATGTTTATTAATGCAGATGTCATGGAATCTAAAATATTGAAACTAAATTTATCTAACAATGATTCCGCTGTTTCTGAAACCGAGATAAACCCTTTCATCAATTGCTTGTATTGTTCAGAATCAAAATAGTTTATTAAATTGTCAAATGATTCATTATTTTTAATCATGCTGTTCACCTCCTCCCTATTGACATTTTACCACTCGTTGGGAGGACAGGCAATCAAGCCAAAACAATAGCCGCACTCAGGCGGCGGAAAGGAGAAAATCAATATGCGGAAAGCTTTATGTTATGCGCCAAAATGGACACCTGGAAAAATGGAATTACCGATGTATCCAAATTTAACAGTAAACGATGTATCTGTTTATTTACGCAAATCGGAAGCTACAATTAAACGCTGGCTATCTGAAGGAATTATACCTGGATTCAAAATTGAAAGAGAATGGTTTATACCCAGAGATAAATTTTTACAGGAAATTGAAAGGAGGACAAGCATTTGAACGCAGAAATGACAGTGGCGTTTATCGTTCTGGCGGTATGGAGCGCCGTATTCACAGCGGCATATATTGGCGAGCGGCACCGAAATCGGAAGCTGAGGAACGCTTTAAAGAAGAAAAGGAGCCAGTATGCAGCAGGTCATTATCAGCAAATTCACTGAGACCTCTCCGTGCTTTGGTTGTACGAAACGAACGCCGTTTTGCCACAGAATAGGCCAATGCGAACTTTTCACCGCTTGGAGAGCCAGGAAAGAAGCTTTTACCCAAACAGAACAAGTAAAACGCAGAGGCTACCAAACAGCCAGGGATCAGCGTTCAGAACAGGTCTACAAGCAGTTTAAAAAAGATCATCTACCAGGGAGGTCAAAAGGTTGGAGATAGTCAAAAGGCAGAGAGGCCGGAACATTCCATTTTACTTCACGATCACGCCAAAGGAATACATAGAAATAAAAAAGGCCGATTGTGAAATAGACGGCAAGGAAAGCGCCGACAGGCGTGCGGCCTGGCACAGACAAAAGAAAAGCCGCCCTCGCGACTGGCATCACGAAGAGCGGCAAAATAAAATATCCTAATCACATATTAAACCAAAACAGGAGGTTTGTCAAATGGACGATGTAATGTATTATGAAAGTTTTGATCGGGAAAGAAATCGGGTTCCTAAAACCGAAGCGCTTGAATACGCCATGGAGCGGTGTGGAATCACCCGTGTTCGTGACAAGCCGCTTGATCAGGAATTTTCCGCAATGCTGGTGGAATGGTATTTCTCGGACTGGTGCCCTGTGTATCAAGAGGAAGGAGAAAAAACAGAATGGCTCTAATGGACCGGGAGAAATGGCTTGAGGAGCGCCGGAAAGGCATTGGGGGCTCCGACGCCGCCGCCCTGGTCGGCATGAACAGCTATTCCACTCCCTACATGGTATGGGCGGACAAGACCGGCAGGCTGCCGGAAAAAGAGGACAGCGAAGCTATGCGCCAGGGCCGGGATTTGGAACAGTATGTCGCGGAAAGGTTTACGGAGGCAACTGGAAAGAAGGTCAGAAGGCATAACGATATTATCAGGAATCCCCAGTATCCTTTCGCCCACGCCAACATTGACCGTTCGGTTGTCGGAGAAAAAGCAGGCTTGGAATGTAAAACCACCAGCATCATGAACCTGAAGAAATTTAAGAACGGGGAATTTCCCGAAAACTATTACGCTCAGTGCGTCCACTACATGGCTGTCACGGGCTGGGAGCGCTGGTATCTTGCCGTACTGGTGCTGAATCAGGGTTTCTATTGGTTTGTAATCGAACGGGACGAAGATGAAATTGAAGCCCTGATGAAGGCCGAAAAAGAGTTTTGGGAAACCTATGTAACTCCGGACGTTCCACCGCCTGTTGACGGACTGAAGCCTACTTCCAAGGCTATTTCGGCTATATTTGGAAATGTTGATTCTGAAAACCAGGTTGACCTGTTCGGCAGGGAGAAGCTTATCAAAGAATACCTGGAAACCAAGGAAATTATCAAGCGGTACGAGCGGGAAAACGAGCAAAGGAAACAAATGCTCCAACAGGATCTCGCGGCTCATGAGCTTGGACAAGCCGGCAGCTATTCCGTTACATGGAAATTTCAGTCGAAACGCAGCTTTGACCCCAAAGCGTTTTCCAGAGATTATCCAAATGTGGATTTATCAAGATATTACAGTACAACGTATTTTAGAAAATTTGATATTAAGGAGAGATTTTAATGCCTTCTATTCAAAAGAATGTGGAGAATCAAGAGCTTGCCAGAAAAGCGCCCCACGACAGCACCATGCAGAATTACATAAAGAAGATGGAAGGAGAAATCAAAAAAGCCCTTCCTTCAGTCATGACCCCAGAGCGGTTTACCCGGATTACGCTTTCCGCCTTATCAACGAATCCAAAGCTGGGAGAAACCACGCCTAATTCCTTTTTGGGCGCTATGATGACGGCGGCTCAGCTGGGGCTTGAGCCTAACACTCCTCTGGGCCAGGCTTATCTTATTCCATTTTACAATGGAAAGAAAAAACAGCTGGAATGCCAGTTCCAGATCGGCTATAAAGGCTTGATCGATCTCGCCTATCGTTCCGGAGAAATCAGTTCAATTCAGGCCCACACAGTTTACGAGAACGATGAGTTTGAGTTTGCTTTCGGTCTGGAGCCAAAACTGAAGCATGTACCGTATAAAGGAACCGACAAAGGAGAACCTGCGTGGTTCTACGCCGCGTTCAAAATGAAAGACGGCGGTTTTGGCTTTGAGGTCATGAGCGTCGACGATGTCCGGGCTCATGCGAATAAATACAGTCAGTCCTACAGCGGAGATTATTCTCCTTGGAAAACCGCTTTCGAAGAAATGGCGAAAAAAACTGTTTTAAAGAAAGCGCTGAAATACGCCCCCATGAAGTCCGATTTTGTCCGTGCGTCGAATTCCGACGAGACAATCAAAACCGAACTTTCCGACGACATGTTCAGCGTGCCGCCTGAAATTATCGAAGCCGAAGGCGTGGAGGTCGACGCGGAAACCGGCGAAGTAATCCAAGAGAGGATTCCGGAGTAAGGGAGGGATTCTTCTGTCACGCCCAACCAAAAAAGGACTGGAGTATTTTCCCCTTGACGTTGGGTTTTTGAGGGATAAAAAGGTAAAGCTCCTTCGGGCCGAGTTTGGTGCATCCAGTGTGGTATTCGTGCTGTATGTGTTTTGCAGAGCCTTTGAGGGAGATGGATACTTTCTAAAGTGGGACAAGGACGAATGCCTGATCGCCGCAGATGAACTGAAGGAAAGTCCTGCTTACATAAGCGAAGTGCTGCAAGGGTGTCTGGCACGTTCCCTGTTTGATCAGGGGGTTTACCAGATGTTCGGCGCACTGACAAGCGCGGGTATCCAGCGCCGCTACCTTCGCGGATGCGAAAAGCGCGACGGAATAGAAATGATTGCGGAATACTGGCTTTTAGATGAGGAAGATAAAAACGACGTTCCTCCCAGTATTCTTAATAAGCTTACCTTTTTTACAGTTTCCGGGGGAAAAAACGGAATTAATTCCCCCGGGAACCCGGTTAATTCCCCCGGAAATCCACAAAGTAAAGTAAAGGAAAGTAAAGGAAAGAAAAGTAAAGAATATAATGAGGCCGCACCCGCCGAAGCGGGAGACGGCCAAGAGTATTTAGTACGGCTGCCATTAAAAGACGGTAAGAATTTTACGATCCCTGAAGCTGACGTGAAACAGTGGGAAGAGCTGTATCCTTTGGTGAATGTCCAGCAGGAGCTTAAGCTTATGCTGGGGTGGCTGCAAGGGAACCCGCAAAAGCGAAAAACAATGGCAGGCATCAAGCGGTTTATTCACGCGTGGCTGGCCCGCGCGCAGCAGAACGGAGGGAAAGGCTATGGAGTTTCTAGCGGGGCTTCTAAGGAACAGCCCGGAGGCGAGAAAAGCGTGGGAAAGGTACAAAGGCACGGAGATTACTTCTGAGGAATACCTTCAGCGAAAGATCGACCGAATGAACGCGATAGAAGGAGATTTGGAGGGGCAGGACTGCCGGAAATGCCGCAATAAAGGAGTCATTTACTTTATGCAAGATGGCTGTGAGGTTGCCATGAAGTGCGAGTGCCTGAAGGCACGGGAATCCCGCAGGCGGCTGAAAGCGAGCGGGCTTGAGAAGCTGATAGAGCGTTACCGGCTGGATAATTTTCAGTGCTTCAAGCCCTGGCAGGAAGCCATGAGGAGAAAAGCGGAAGCATTTCTCGCGGAAGGAGGAGACAGCTGGTTTTTCGCGGGCGGACAGCCGGGCATCGGAAAAACCCATCTGTGCACGGCTATCGCCGGGGAGCTTTTGAGCCGGGGAAATCAGGTGATCTATATGCTGTGGCGGGACGAATCTGTGAAATTGAAAGCGAACGTAAACGAGCCGGAATATCAGAAATCCGCCTGGCTGCTGAAAAATTGCGAGATCCTTTACATTGATGACCTTTTCAAAACCCAGTATGACGAGTTCTCCGGGAAACCGAAGCCTCCCACGGTCGGAGACGTGAACCTCGCGTTCGAAATCCTGAATTACCGGTACAACAACCGGCTGAAAACCATAATTTCCAGCGAACACACCATTGACGGACTGATCAGGATCGATGAGGCGGCCGGTTCCAGAATCTATGAAATGTCAAAGAAGTTTTGCGTCAGCTTTTCCAGAGATCCTTCAAAAAATCAAAGAATGGTATAGGGGGAGCCTGAATGAAATTTGTGATTTTAGGGACGCTGCCAGGGCTGAATGAGTACATATCCGCAGAGCGGAGCAATCGTCACAGCGCGGCAAAAATGAAAAAGCAGATGGAATATGCAATAGGCATGATCGCCCGCTCTCAGCATAGAAAAGCGCATTTTAAAAGGCCGGTGGTCATGCGGTATTTATGGGTGGAAAAAGATCGCCGGAGGGACTTGGATAACGTGGCTTTTGCAAAAAAATTCATACAGGACGCCTTCGTCCACGCGGGCATTTTGGAAGGCGACGGCCAAAGGCATATTGTGGGATTTACGGATAGTTTTTCCGTTGATCATAAAAATCCCAGAGTAGAGATAGAAATAGAGGAGATCAGCCATGACCTTTGACGAGCTTTGCGCTCTCGCCGGAAACGGGAAGCCTCTTCCCCGTTCCGTGCTTCCTTTAGAGCGTGTTGCATACCGCGGGATTACCTGGCTGTACCATGCTTACCGGCGCGGCGCTTTTTCCAAGGACGAAGCCGCTGAGGAAAAAGAAGCCCTCAGGAGAGAGTACGAAGACGCGCGGAGAAAAGAGAAGGACGGCCTGAAGCTTCACAAAGACATCGATCAGATCCGTGTGGCGTTCGGCGGGCAGTTCAAGGCTGTAAAAGAAAGCGGCTGTCCTGTCTGCCGGCGGCTGGTGAAAATTTTGGACGGGAGGGATTTAAGTGAAGGCCAGGATACCTAATTCGTCCAAGCTTACAAAAAAAACAATTACAAGCCGCTGAAAGTTATTCTCGGCAGGTAGTAAAAACGGATCAGGAAAGACTTCTGCGCCAGTACTTTAAATTGATGTGCTATGTGCTGAACCGTAACTTCGGCTTTGGTTCGAAGCGATGCCTAGCGGTAATCAATGGAATCAGCAGGCTTTCCGCCGAACACGATCAAGACGAAATCTTTTGGGAACATTTAGACCGGGTGATCGTTGATGAAATGAAGCTTGATTTTAAAAGAGATTAACCCAGCCGCAAACAGGCGGGAAATAAGGAGTGATTTAGTTGCTTGAGATATGTCCGATAAGCTTAAAAGAGGCCAATGCTTTTGTAGAGCAGCATCACCGACACCATAAGCCTGTCACAGGGCACAAATTTTCTATTGGCTGCACCGACGGAGAAAAAATTGTGGGCGTTGCCATTGTAGGAAGGCCCGTCAGCCGTTATCTTGACGACAGCTGGACCTTGGAGGTTAACCGGCTTTGCACAGACGGCACACGCAACGCTTGCAGCATGCTTTATGCGGCGGCCTGGAGAACTGCCAGGGCTATGGGCTACCATAAGCTTGTCACTTACATATTAGAAAGTGAGAACGGGGCAAGCCTGAGGGCTGCCGGCTGGAAATGTGTAGGCAGGGCTGGAGGGCTTCGATGGACCGGAAAGCGACGTCCAAGCGTGGACTTATGTCCCGCACAGATGAAGCTTAGATTTGAAGTCACAGACGGGAACGGAGGACAAAAGTAATGATTAACCTAACCTTGGGAGATTACCGGATCTGCACCTTGAAAAATGGTACTGTCGCCCTATATGAGCGCCATATTATTTCAAAGCGTTCAAGTCCGAATTTAGGCAAAACGGTTGAAAGAATAACAGGATACTACTCTTCCCTAAAAGCCGCTCTATCGGCCTACACGGCAAGGGAAATGGCGTCTGATGATTACTGCGCAGAAACTGCTGAGCAGTTGGAGGCTGTATTGGACAATCTCGCTTCCAGAATTGAGAAAGCGTTAAAGGAGGCAAACTATGACTGAATCAAAACCACACAAAATTTATTGCGAAGCTCTGAATAAATGGGGTGCTGAAGCTCAAACACTTATGGTTTTTGAGGAAATGTCAGAACTGCAAAAGGAACTTTGTAAGCACGCCAGGGGCAAAGATAACCGTGAAGCTATTGCCGAAGAGATCGCGGACGTTCAAATCATGTTGGAACAAATGATGATTCTTCACGATTGTGAGGATTTGGTGGAAGTTCAAAAATTCAAGAAAACACACAGATTAAAGGTTCGCTTGGAACAGGAAAAGTGGGAATATGAACACGGTGCCTGGCAATGTTCAAATTGCGGCGAAGATAATCCTTATGGACTTGATTATGATACTGAGAAATTTTCAAATTATTGCCCTCGATGCGGCGCTAAGATGGATTTGGAGGATTGACAATGGCTGAGTACATCAAGAGAGAAGACGCACTAGGCTGCGTTCTAGGCGTATTTGACCGTCAAAGGATTAAAGAACTTCCCGCCGCCGACGTTGAAGAGGTGAAGCATGGGAAGTGGATTCAAGAGCAAATTAAAATTGAAAATATGAGCATTGTTAGATATAGAAATACATGTTCAGAATGTGGAGGAAAGGCTGATTTTCTATTACGAGAATTGCATTATAGCTATTGTCCCCACTGTGGCGCTAAGATGGATTTGGAGGATTAGCTATGGCAAACAACGGCTGGATCAGTGTTGAGGACAGACTGCCGGAAAAAGCAGGTGAGTATCTCGTTGTGTACCACCCTTGCTATTGGGATAATGTAGGGACAAAAATCTGTGTCGGTATAGATAGTTTTCGAGGAAAAACATCATGGGCAAAGAAAAAATATCAGCACGTTACCCACTGGCAGCCGCTTCCAGAACCGCCTGAGGAGGAATGAGATATGGCACAATTTTATAAAATGACTTTATACGTCTGTGATTTAGAAGATGATTTGTCTTTAAAAGAAATTAAAACGTTAATTGACGAACGTGCGTTATCCGGCGTGTCGGTTAATGCTATTTGTCGGTTTTCAAATGAACAGACGGGAAAACAAATTGCATGGCATGATGATGTTGATATTAATAAACTGGATTGCCCTATATCCGCTTGGGAAAAGTATTTCGATTCAGAAACCACCTGAGGAGGATTAGTTATGACAAATTTTGAAAAGCTCAAAAATATGACCCCGGAACAAATTGCGGCAGAATTTATGATTTTTAGGCCGTCTGACGCCTGCTTCGATGACGAAAATAGGAATTATTACGCATTAGACGGAAGTTGGCACCAATATTCGCAGGATTGCTTTCAGGCAAATGTAAAGTGGCTTAACGAGGAAATTCCATATATTAAAGAACTGGAAGCCGAACTCTACCACCTAAGACATGAAAGAGATCAAGTGGTAAAGGATTTGTTGGATTACGAGGCCATTGGCCTTAAGCCGGAAGAAATAAAGGAAATTCTAAATGCGGTTAACGGAGGATTAGCCGCTAAAAATGGAATTTGGTGTCCTAAGTGTGGTGATGCTCTTGATATTGATATCGTTAATGGAGTTCTTGCTATTGGCTGTTTTGGCTGCGGAGAGTATACACCAGTATCGGAATTAATGAAGCTGCATTTAAACGACGCTGTCCCCGTAGTTAGGTGTAAGGATTGTATAAAATGGGAAGCAGATGAAAGTCACGAATTTGATGATGACGGAACAAAAAAGCTATGGGTTGATTGTTCAAATTCTTTGCATCATTGTAAAGATAACCATTATTGCAACTATGGCGAAAGGAAGGAATCAAATGAATGAAGAGCATTATTTTCTGCGCCCCCCGATCATCATAAGCGAAGAGGAATTAAAAAGGCAAAAGAGAGATCCTAAACTCCTGATAGAAAAATTTGAACGGCTGAGACGGTGCGAATTAAATTCCGGAAAGCCTGAATCTCACCCGGACGTTATGAAACTGTCTGAAACGATCGAGAAGTTAAGAAGGTAAAAAAATGCGACTGGTTGATGCGGATTTAGCCCCGGTTTATTTAAACGAGGGGGCTTGCGAACAAATCAAATCAATGCCAACTATCGACCCTGTTCATGCTGCTGGTGCGTGCTATTGTGGAGAGTGCGGTTATTGTATTCATCAGCCAGGGCTGAAAAGCGTCGAATGGATATGCATTGAATGGCATAACTATTGTGATTGCGGCCCGAAGATAGTCGCTCCAAATGATTTTTGTAACTACGGTAAGAGGAAGGAGAATTGATATGGCAGGCTGGCAATTATTACTTTTAGGGTACTTTTTAGGCGCACCGTTAGGCTTCTTGCTTTGTTCCGTTCTGGTGGCAAGCAAAGACCCGCCCAAACCGCACACCACTTGCAAGGACTGCGTACATAGGCATAAGAAAGAGTGCCCTTTCTCCCATATCGAATGTGATGTGACAGGAGATTCTATTTTCTGGCATACTAACAAACAAGATGACTTCTACTGCAAGGACGCCAAAGCACATGAACCGGAAAAGCTGTGAAGGGTGCGTCTATTATAGAGCACTGGCAACCCACGGATATGGATTCGTTAAATACTGTAATTATCTTCTGGACACCGGTAAGCCTAGAGGCTGCCCGCCGGAGAAGTGCGACAAAAAGACTGTCAGGAGGTTGAAAAATTGAACTGGAAAAAAGAAGCTGAAAACGATCTTAGATGCTACATGAAGCGCAAAGCATCTTTAAATAATCTTCGGGATCAGATTTTAACTTTGCGATTAGAACAGGAATCTATCAAGGCTTGTACTGCTGATTCTGATCCAGTGAAAGGCGGCGGGAGTAAAACTGAAGATCGTTGGATTGATAATATTGTGAAAACTAAGCGCTTATCCCTGGCCTACTCCGCGACCCGGCGGATTGTCGCACTCATCGAGAAAGGGTTAGACGGAATAACTGAGGTACAAAAAGACTTTCTCACAGAGTTTTACATAGACCGCCACGACGGACACGTGGAAAGGCTGATGGAAAAATATCACATTGAAACTTCTCAAGTATACAGAATAAAAGATGAAGCACTTTATTATTTTACTGTTACCATGTACGGAATTATGGAATGCTGATGGGAAAAAGAAGGGAAGTTTTTTTCAAAAACATAGGATATAATAAGATCATAGAAAAGTGTACAAGGTTCATTGAACTCCTTTCCTAAGGACCGCAGGCCTAACGGCTTTGCGGTCTTTCTATTTATCCTGAAATTGTGGTGGTGGTATGGCGAAACATTTAACCGATAGAGAAAAGAAAAAGATCATTGCGGATTATGCGGAATGTGGGAATTATTCGCAAGTTGCAAGAAAACACAAAGTATCTTTTGATACAGTTAAAAGAGTAGTGATCAGCGATCCTGAAACCGTGAAAAAAGCGGAACAAAAAAAAGAGCAGAATACCGCTGATATTCTTGAGTTTATGGACAAGAAAAAAGATGATGTGTGCAGCATTATTTCCCTTTATCTTTCTGAGCTTCAAAACTCTGATAAACTTCAACGGGCAAGTATTCAGAGCATTGCTACATCGCTGGGCATCGTTATTGACAAATTCACAAAAGACGCGCAGAAACAGTCTGACACTTCCCTCTTTGAGGCCATAGCGAAAGCAGCTGGGGGGTTCAAAGTTGAGTAAAGAAATAGTGTGGGGGCAAAAGCAACAGAAGATTTTAAACGCTCCTTATTCCCATTGCTTAGAAGTTAATGAGGGGACGCCGCGGTCAGGAAAAACAACCGTCAGCGTTTCCCGCTTTGCTTGGTATCTTTGGAACACCCCGGACCTAAACCATATGGTTTTAGCATATAACCAAGAACAAGCTTTTAAGCTGGTAATGGACTGTGACGGCTTCGGACTGCTTCATATTTTTAACGGTATTTCCAGAATGAAGCATGATGATTTTGGAGATCATCTGGAAATCGAGACGATGAAAGGAATAAAACGCGTTTACTACAAAGGTGCCGGTAAAGCGGACAGCCATAAATCATTCACCGGAATGTCTTTAGGAAGCGTATACTTCTGCGAAATCAATCTTCTGCATATCGACGCAATACAGGAAGCTTTCCGCCGTACTTGCGCCTCCAGGATAAGATGGCATATCGCTGATTTAAACCCTCCTGCTCCCAGCCACCCAGTAATCTCTGAGGTGTTCAACATACAGGACACCCAATGGACACACTGGACCATAGACGACAATCCCATTATTACACCGGAAAGAAAGGAAGAAATCCGAAAAACCTGTTTAAAGAATCCTTATTTATACAAACGCGACTGGCTCGGCGAGCGGTGTATCCCGCAAGGGGTTATTTATTCCATGTTTGACCCGCAGCGCCATATTCTCAGTTATATTCCGGACAGCGAAAGCAAAATCGAAATGTATTTCGCTGGTGACGGCGGCCTCTCTGACGCTACTTCGATTGGTTGCTACGTGGTGACCCGCACCATGCAGAACCAGTTTAAATTATACCGTGTTGCTGGGTGGTATTATTCCGGGGCGGATATTGGAATTACAAAAGCAATGTCGGTACAGGCCCGTGAAATCTGCGGCAGCTTTATCCCCTACTGCCGCCAGCTTACGAGTATGAGGGAATCCAGTATTAAGATAGATCCAGCCTGCAAAGCATTGTGCGCTGAATTTGATCTGCTCGGTTATTATACAGACCGCGCGGATAACAATGCCAGGGACATTAAGGGCGCCAGAAAAGGGATTGAGGTTGGTATTGAATATCTGCAAAGCAGTATTTCAGACGGGCGCTTCTATCTCGTTGAAAACGACAGGTTTGGGCATCTGGATTTTTTAAAGGAGATCGGAATGTATTGCGTAGATAACAACGGCAATCCCGTTGACGCATACAATCACGCGATGGACGAAACCCGTTATGCTCATAATTACTTCTATAAAAACTATGTTATATAAGGCGGTGAGCCAATGCTGGAAAAACTAAAAGAGAGGGTGAAAAACTGGATGCAGAAAACCGGAGCTGAAACAGGCTTGTCAAAAGAATTCAAAGATATCTTCGAGGTTGGAGGCGTACCTGCTTTCAACCAATTTTACTATTTCGGTATTTTTATCTGGAAGTATTTGTACAAAGGATTTTACAGCCCTTGGCACAGGATACTGGCTCCTACCATTGAAAATCCGAGAAACCGGCGCAACCTGGAAAGAATGGACGTCGCAAAAGCTGTAAGCTCTGAACTAGCCGGCCTGATCTGGAGCGAACAATGTGAGGTGCATGTTAGTCAATCGGACAGTGAGGAACAGCCGCTGGAAGAGTTTGTCCATGATGTTTTAACAAAAAACGGATTTTGGACAAAAATGCAGGAACATATTGAACAGGTGCTCGCATTAGGCGGCGGCGCTATTAAGGCATGGTACGAGGTTAAACGGGACAGCGCGGGAAATGAAATCCCCGAAAGCGGAGGAATACGACTGGGTTTCTGCATGGCGGACCAGTTTGTCCCTACTGCCTGGGATAACGCCCAGGTTACGGACGGCGTATTTATCAGCCGTGAGGCAAAGGACGGCTATTATTATACCCGGCTGGAATGGCATAAATGGGACGGGCTAACCTACTATATAAGCAACGAGGCGTTTCGCACTGAATATAAGCAGCCGAGTCCAGGAATGACGGAATCACAGGATATTCTAGGATTTCGCTACCCCCTTAATGAGATTTATCCGTTTCTGAACGAAAACACCTCTATGCAGGGGTTAACCACTTCCCTATTCGCTTATTACCGAACCGCTGTCGCCAATAACATTGATGATAACTCTCCCCTTGGCGTATCAATTTATGCAAACGCTCTTTCGACCCTCAAGGCGTTAGATATTTGCTACGACAGCTTTATTCGGGAGTTCCGTCTTGGTAAAAAAAGAATTATCGTTCCAGCTCAATGTATCCGGACGGTAATCGACCCGCAAACCGGAGAAATGCGGCGCTATTTTGATGCCTCTGACGAAGCCTATGAAGCGCTCTCCACGGATAGTCCTGATTCTTTAAAAATACAGGACAACAGTATTGAACTGCGCGTTGATGAACACGAGAGAGCGATAAACGCTTTCTTGTCTATTTTATGCTTACAGGTTGGATTTTCTGCCGGTACTTTTACCTTTGACAGAGCGACAGGCTTAAAAACCGCAACCGAAGTGATCAGCGAAAACAGCAAAACCTATAAGACTATCAAAGGCCACCAGCTGCAAGTCAAGATGGCTATCGCCAAAATCATTGATGCCATTGTCCAGATCGCTTCCCTCTATGACATGAAGTGGAACGGGTACAGCATTAAAGCGCTGGCTTCACAGGGCTGGGAAACCAAGGTTGTTTTTGACGATTCTATTCTTCAGGACCGGCAGACCAACATCAACGAGGGAATCTTGCTGATAGGCAACGGCCTTATGAGCAAGAAGCGTTTTATGGTGGAAAAGCTGGGATATACCGAGGAGGAGGCTGTGCAGGAGCTGATGGAAATCGAAAAGGAATCCTCTATATCCGCGGATATGGTCGACATGGCAGAGCAAGCCGGGCAGAAATCCGATTTCATGAGCCCCAGCGAGGAACCGGAAGCTAAGGAAGAGGACGAGGAAGCGGCGGAAGATGAATCCTAACAGGGGGTGTGTAAATGGCCAGATTAACCCCTAATGAGATTCTAAAGCTTTCGGAGCCGGTTGAGCAGGTTTACAGCAATATTGTAGACGCGCTTTTGATTAATATGGGAAAGCATTTCAATTCCGGCCACTCGCTTTCCACAGAGCAGTGGGAGATCCGAAAGCTTGCCGAACTGGGACAGCTCAATAAAGAGAGCATTGAGATTATCGCTTCCCTTACCGGGCAAAATAAAGAACTGATCACTGCCGCTTTAGAAAACGCCGTATACATGGCGACAAAAGACATAGAGCCGGAGTTAAAAAAAGCCGTGCAAAAAGGCGCTATACAAAACGCTGCCGCGGATAACGTGATAGCCAGCCAAAGCATTGTGCAAGCCTTAAACGCCTATGAGCAGCAGGCAATGGATAAGCTGAACCTTGTCAATACCACTATGCTGGAAAGCACGCTCGCTCAATACCGGAAGGTGATTACAAACACGGTTAATATTGAACGCCAAATGAAAGCGGCGCAGGAGGTTTTGAATATTGCCACCGGGAAAGTGATAACGGGGACAGAAAGCCGCCAGCAGGCTTTAAGACAGGCGCTGTCACAAATACATAAAGAGGGCATCACCGGATTTTATGACCGCGCCGGGCGGAAATGGTCACCGGAAGCTTATGTCAATATGGATATTCGCACCACAGTACACAACACAGCTATTGAAGCCGTCAAAACCAGACAGGAGGACTATGGGGTCGATATCTTCCGGGTATCAAGACACTCCGGCGCCCGTCCGCTGTGCTATCCGTATCAGGGCCGTTATTTTTCATGGAACAACAAAAGCGGAACCTTTACGGACGGCGAGGGAAAACGCCACCGCTACTCCCCTATTTCTTATACAAGCTATGGAAAACCGGCCGGATTGTTTGGGATCAACTGCGGGCATCACCCGATCACCATGATTCCAGGTGTATCCATTCCGCGCGACAGGCCGGAACAGGACAAGGAAGAAAATGACAAGGTATATGCGGAATCCCAGGAGCAGCGCAGGCTGGAAAGAGAAATCCGTTATTCCAAGCAAAAAGCCGCCATGATGGAAGCAGCCGGAGACAAAGAAGGCTTTGAAAAAGAAGCCGTGAAAATTAGGGAAAAACAGGCTGATTACAATGCATTTTGCAAAAAGACAGGACGCACGAAAAGGCTTGATCGGACACAGGTTTTTGACTATAATAAATCTGTATCTGCTAAGGCTGTTGCAGCGGCCAAACGAAGAGAAAAGCTTGAAACATCTCTACGCAGTAATCCTGTAAAATTGCCGGACGGAACCTTTTCTAAAATTACCGAAGGGACAAAAATTTCTGACATTGAAACTTTTGCGGGAAAAGGCTCTAAAACCGATCTTAGAGTAAAGAACTTCTTGGTTTAAAATTATGGTGGTTCTGCGGGAAACTGGCAGCACTCAAAAGGAAGAGGTTATATAGACACCGCAGACGGTCCTAAAAAAGCTGTTATCCACTGGTTTTATGAGGAAAATGTAGGCGCAAAAGAAATATTTGTGAAAGGCTGGTCGAAAAAATGAAAGTAAAATATAACGGTGATTATTACAAAGTCAGATTGCACAAAGGAAATGTTTACGATGTTATATCTGTTGAAAATGGTTGGTATGAAATCATGGGAGAAGATGGAGATCAAGGTTTTTTCCCGCCAGATGATTTTGAAATAGTTGAGTAGCCGCCCTGGAAATGAAAGGGTGGCTTTTTTATACCTATTTTAAGTTGAAAGAGGTGATTGTATGTCAGAATGTAACCATGACTTTATCGGAACCGCTCAGCATATCAAATGCAGGCGCTGTGGCCTTGTTTTGAATGCTGAGCAATACAAGGAATATAAGAACCCTCAGATTAAAAAAACGGCTGGAAAACCTCGTCAAAGAAAGAAGGTAGAATAATGAATGAGTTTCAGCGTCTCATAGCTTATCTGAAAATCCTGTATCACAACCTTACCACACTTCACAGAAACCTGGTAAAAGACGACGCCTGGTTCGCTAACCACAAGCAGATCGGGAAATGGTATGAGGAGGTTTCTGACCAAATTGATGATCTCGTAGAAACCGGAATCGCTTTAGGCTATTTGGAACCGGGTATTAAAGAATCCGTCCTGGAGTTTTCCAACGACTGCTTGGCGGTTCAGCCGAGAGGCCCGGAAGAAAGCTTTCGGTTGATTCTCGGGTACTTCCGAAGCGTGGCCGGCATGATGCAGGCAGCAGAAGCTGAGGTTCCCGCCTCTGTAGCCAACAAGCTCCAAGAATATGAGTATGAGTGGAACAAAGAAGCCAACTTTAAATTAGCCGCCGCAATTGGCGAACACGCGCACGGCGGCAATGTGGAGTATGACGATGATTAAAAATCTGATTGATCTGGACACCTCTCAGTATGGCTATCAAACCACGATCCGCATTAACGGTAAAAAAATAGGCGATGGCATTTGTGGGATCAGAATAGAAATCACCAGCATGGAAATGCCGAAAATAGCCTTTGATTATGGTTCAGGATATATCGATTGGTCAGATGTGAACCAAATGGAGTGTGATAGTAATCAAAACACTTGTAATCAGTAGTCAGCCTTATGCTCAATGGTTAGCGGAATCCTTAAGCTTCCTAGAAAACCGTAAAATAGATAAGATAGCGATTGTAGCAATCGACAAAACAAACGGTGAAGTAATTACAGGATATCATGATTGTACCTTTGCGGATAAAGCGGTAATGGCGGCCAATATTCAAGCCGATGCAATATACGGAAGTGTATTGGCTAATGCAGATCAAATCGTACAAGAGGCAGAGGATATCGCTAACAGCGGGTATGACCAAAATCAACTATAAAAACAGCGTCTTGCAGTTATTGCGGGGCGCTATTTTTATACCCATTTCGCCCCCGTAGCACGGCGTTAAACTGCGGTGCAATCCGCCTGTCGTTCTTAGGCGTTAAAGAAAGGAATGTATTTTATGGCGTTTACAAGAAGATCACTGGGAGCTCTTGGTCTCAGCGAGGAACAGGTTGATAAAGTTATGGCGTTGCACGGTACCAGCATGTCGGACTTTATCCCGAAATCAGAATTACAGGAAAAAATTGATCTAGCGCTGGCAGACGCTCAAAAAAACGCTCTGCAAAATGTGAAGGTCAAAGAAACCGACGAATATAAGGCTGTAGCGGAGGAGCGCGATATGCTCCGCGCTTTAGGCGGTGATGATTTTTCGTCGGTGAAGCCCAAATTCCGTGAAACTGTCTATAAGATGCTCGAACGCGGGGAAAACGCTCCCGCAATCGCCGAGCAGTTAAAAACAGTCGCGGAAAAATACGAAGAATATTTTAACCCGACAGAACCCGCACCGCCACCATCTTCCCCGCAATTCGGAGCGGAGGTCAAAGGACAGATGCCGAGCGGAAAAACCGGATCAACCTTTGAGGATATCTGGCGGCCAGGACGTTAAAGAAAGGAAGATAATCTATGGCTTTTACTCAGCTTGAATTAAACTATGCAACCGAATACTCTAAGGCAATGGCAAATATGTACCCTTATTGGTCTTATTTTTCTGATCTGTACGGCAGCCCGAACAGCGCCACCTATAAGCCGATCAGCGGAAAGGCTGTGGCTGTTCAAAGCATGACCACCAGCGGCGCAAGAGCGGTAAACCGAGATCAGATCACCGGAACTTTTAATCGCAATTTCAACACCTCCGAGCAGATTCTTACCATGAGAATGGATCGGGAATGGGACACCCTGGCGGATCCTATGGATATTCAAGAGGATCCGATCGTCAATATCGCCAATATCACAAAGACGTTCAACGAATTCCAGAAGGTGCCGGAAATGGACGCTTACGCGGCTTCCGCGTTGGCTCAGGCGGCGAGCGGCTTCGGAGGCGTTGATGCTACGGCTCTAACCGCTGATAATATTCTGGAAACCTGGGATACCTACCTGGCGTATATGGTGAATCAGCGCGTACCCCGTGACCGCATCCGCGCCAAAATGACACCGGATACCTATAAGCTTCTGAAAGAGGCTGCCGGCATCACCCGTTTTGTGGAGGCTGATACTGGTATCCGCAACATTGACCGAAATGTCGGTAAGCTTGACGGCGTTGTCATTATGGAGGTCCCCAAAGATATCATGATGAGCGCTTACGATTTTACCGAGGGCTGGGCCTCTTCCACAGGGGCGAAGCAAATCAATCTATTGATGTTCGACCCCATTGCAATCGCCGCACCTGTTGTCTATGAAACCTCCATGATGTCCGCGCCTACCGCGCAGAGCAAAGGAAAATGGCTCTATTACGAGCGTTACTACTACGATGTGTTTGCCCTGAACCAGAGGCTTCCCGGCATCTTTGTAAATATGGCTTCCAACCCGGCTTTAGGCACTCTGAATATTACCACTTCCGCAGGCGCCGACAGCACTCATACTGTCATCAATGGATTGGCTCCGGCTCCGTACGGCATGAAGTATGTTGCTAAAACCAATACAGACGGAGCGGTAAGCGTGACTTATGGTCAGGCACTTACAGACTGGACCGATGTTACTAACGGAGCGAGCTTTACCACAAAATCCGGCGATACTGTAACCGTTGCGCTGGTTAATACGACCAAGGGAAATATCGCCACTGCCACCGGCTCCGCGCTGGCTGTCGTAGGCTCTTAATCAAGAGGTGGGCTTATGGCGTACATCACATATCAGCAGTATCTTGACCTTTATGGTACATGCCCGATTTCTGAAGAGGAGTTTCCTGTGTACGCCGGACTTGCGTCTGATATGATCGACAGTATTACGCGATATAGAATTGTTGAGGGCGGGGGAATCTCCGCCCTCCCGTCTATACTTCAAACGCTGGTTCAAAAGGCTGCCGCGGCACAAGTGCTATACTTCACACAAATCGGACTGGAAACCGTGCTGACAGGCCAGGCCGGCCAGTCTTTTACGGTGGGAAAGGTTTCAGTATCGGGCGGCGCATTGTCCAGTACAACCACAAAGCCCGGCGCTCTGATGGTCAGCCCTTTCGCGCTTTCCTTGCTTGAACAAACTCCGTTGATGGAAAGAGGTGTGCATGTATGCTCAGACCGATTCCTCAATCCCTTTTGGGGGATTTAGCAATTATTAAGGTTTGCACGGGAATGGACGCTTGGCAAAAGCCCGTGTGGCAGGACTATGAGGTCTCCCGTGTGCATCTTCAAAACACCAACGAAGTGAAAAAGACAAAGGAAAACACCGAGGTCGTGCTGCGCTCTACGCTGTTCATTGACGCCAGTCTTTCAAGGCCCGCCCTGGATTATGATTCTCTGGCGGAACATTCCCAAAAGGCCGGAAAGCCTCTCCGGTGCGAAGTATTTAACTCGCAGGGTCAGAAATACGGCGAATATGAAGTGCTGACGGTTGACCCGGTTCCCGATGTCCCCGCGACCCGCGTCCATCACGTAGAATTGGGGTTGGTGTAATGTCAGTTAAAATTACGCGAAACATGGCCGCCATTCAAGCAAAAATTAAGGCGGGAAATTCTATGATGATCCCGGCTGTTACAGAATCTGTCATTGAATACGGAAATGTTTTTGTTCCGGAAGATCAAGGCACATTAAAGGACAGCGCCTTGATTGCCAGCAGGCCACAGGACGGATTAGCTATTTGGGACACTCCTTACGCGAAACGGCGGTATTACACCGGAACCCCGTCAAAGGACAAGAATCAAAATGCCTCCCTCCAATGGGTTGAAAAAGGTGTAAACACCTACAAAAAGGAACTGGATCAAGTAGCGCAGAACGCCTTTTCGAAGGGAATGAGCAAAAAATGAGCGTATACGACGATGTTTTAACCGCAGTTATTGATCTTGCGGAGCAAACGGAGCTGTATTCAAAAATTGTGATAGGGCCTATGCCTCCTGAAAACGGTATTTCCATCGCGTGGGGATCCGGGAACTTAAATACCTTTCTTGACAAAAAGGCCGCCGTCTCCATGTCGGCGGTTTTAAACTGCAAAAATTCAGATCAAGAGCTTGCGGCGGACACGCTTGGAAAGCTTCACACGTTTTTGAATATGCGGAAGGACTACCCCTCCGCAGACCGCTTCCAAATCACAAATATAGAAACCACATCCGCACCCGTCTATTTAGGGCGCGAAGAAAACAACCAATGGCTTTACGGCTCCAGCCTTGAAGTCAAATTTTATCTAAGGGGGAATTAATATGGCAGCTTACGGCTTGCTTACAATGTACAACCTGACCGCTTCTATCGGTGTATCTCAGGGATCGGATCCGCCCGGCACCTGGACTTATGCCGAACTAGCCGAGGGATTTGACAATATCGCAGAGGCTTTGAACGAGGTTGTTCAGCAATACTTTTTCTTATCGGACAAGGGCTTCGCGAAAAACCACGTGACGGGTATGGCCCCGGCGTTTACGCTCACCGGGCGGCGCGTTGTTGGCGATCAGGCTCAGGATTACATTTTCAGTAAGAAATACGGACTGGATACCGACCGGCAGTCTTCTTTCCAGCTGAAGTATACCGACGCTCAAAGCGAAGAGGTCACTATTACCTGTGACTGCACCTTCTGCAATATTCAGGAATGGTCCGGTGCCAGTACCGATGACAGCGCGATTTCTGTGGAAATCCGTTTCGACGGAAAGCCCACGATCACGCCGGCGGCCTAAATAACACAAGGGGGCGGTTTATCCTCCCCCTTCTATTTTTTATAAGGAGGATATCCTGATGTATACGCTTAGACAAAACGCTCTTTTTACCGATGAAATCGAACTGCAAAAGAACGATGGAACCAGCGAGATTCTAAAAATTAAAATTGATATTCGTCCCGAACTGGTAAAGAAATACCGGGAACTCCAAGTCCGGTTCGTGGACTTGCAAAAGCGTTCCAACAGTAACCCCGGAGACTTAAAGATCGTTGAAGATATTGGGAAAGCCGTTGTTGATGTGTTCTGCCTTTTATTCGGGGAAGAAAACGCTAAAAAAATTATTGAATTTTATTCCGATGATTTTCAGCAGATGGCCTACAATCTTTTCCCGTATGTTCAAAACGTTCTCGTGCCTAAATTTCAGGAGGTCGCCCGTCAAAGAAAACAAGCATTTAAGCGGAGAGCGTGGAAATGAGACTGTATTCCCCTCTGAAAAAGAGGGTCAAATATAAGCTTGTGCCCGTGCGTTTAAATACCTCTTTTCGAACGGTGCTGAAATGCTATCAAGTATTCTCCGACGCGCTTTTGACAGATTCTGAAAAGGCCGAGGCCTGCTTATGGCTTTTAGTAAAATCAAAATTATTTCTAAAAATCCTAAAGCCTGACAAAAAAGCGGCTCTTTTCAATCTGATCTTCAAGGAATTTATTGACGTGTCAGATAAAAAAAACGGAGGAGAAAAGTATTTCGATTTTAATCAGGACGCATGGGCCGTCTATTCTTCCTTTATGCAGTGCTACCATCTCGATCTGCTCGGCGCTGACAAAAATCTTCATTGGTGGAGCTTTACGGCGTTATTTAACGGGTTGTCTGATGATACCAAGATCATGCAGATCATTTCAATACGTTCCCGCCCACTTCCCAAGCCGACAAAATACAACGCTGAGGAACGCCGGCAGTTAATCAAGCTGAAGCAGCTGTACAAGCTTAATTTGTCAGAAGAAGAAAGAAAAAAGCAATTCCAAGACGGGCTTGCCAAAATCGCTGTTGCACTGCACACCCTGGCGGAAAGGCCGTAACGGTGATAATCGTGGATAAAATTAAGTGTCCGTATTGCGGTTATGTGATGCCTTTAAAAGTTGATCCTGACGCGAAATGCAAGGGCGTTTGGATTAAGTGCAAGGGCCGTAACTGCAAAAAAGAATTTGAAATAAAAATAGGAAAAGTCAAGTAGTGCCATCATGTGCCGATGACTTTCACTTGTGAGGTGATTTCATTGGCAGAAGGCGAAGTTATATATGACGTTAGGGCAGATGACAGTAAACTAGACAGTGATTTAACCGGTGCGGAAAAAACCACCAGCAGCAAATTAGGAAAAATCGGCGGAGTAGCCGTCAAAGCCGGGAAGGTCGCCGGGGCCGCCTTTGCCGCGATTGGATCTGCGGCTTTAGCGGTGGGCACAAAAGCAGTAACAGGAGCTGTAAGTTTTGATCAGGCGATGAATCAATTCGCCGCTTCTACTGGAATCGCAGGATCAGAACTATCGGATTACGAAAACACTTTAAAAGACATTTATACCAATAACTACGGGGATTCTTTTGAAGATGTTGCCGACGCTATGGCTGCAGTTACCCAGCAAATGGGCGATTTAGATCAAGCTTCTCTGCAAAACATAACGGAATCCGCTTTTACATTGCGCGATACCTTTGGTTATGACATAAATGAATCGGTTCGAGCGGCAAACACGATGATGACCCAATTCGGCATTGATGGCGACAAGGCAATGGGGTTAATTGCTACCGGCGCACAAAACGGATTGGATTTCTCAGGCGAGCTATTAGACAGCATCAGCGAATATTCTGTCCAGTTTGCGAAAGTCGGGCTTGACGCTGACGATATGTTCGCAATCATGGAAAGCGGAGCAGAATCTGGCGCTTTCAATTTGGACAAGGTTGGCGACGCCATTAAAGAAATGTCTATTCGTGTAGTAGACGGCTCGGCAACCACACAAGAAGGCTTTTCAGCTATCGGATTAAATGCTGATGAAATGGCGGCTAAATTTGCAGCCGGAGGAGATTCAGCCAAAGAAGCTTTCGACCAAACTATTCAAGCGTTGGCAGATATGGAGGATCCTCTCGCGCAGAACCAGGCCGGAGTAGCCTTGTTCGGCACGATGTGGGAGGACTTAGGTCCGGAGGTTGTCACTCAACTCGCAAACATTGAAGATGGGGCTTATGCAACCTCTGATTCAATGGAAGAATTAAAAGATATAAAATACGACGACCTAGGCTCCATGATGGAAAGCCTAGGGAGAAGTGTTGAAACTCTTTTGCTTCCTCTGGGAGAAGCTCTGATTCCTCTTATTCAACAAATAATCGAAGAAATATTGCCTGTTATTGAGGAAAACCTCCCTCTCCTAACTGATTTTATAAGTCAACTAGTTTCATCACTAATGCCATTAGTGGAAAGTTTACTTCCACCCATGATGGATTTATTTAATCTGCTCCTCCCAATTTTAATCCAATTCATTGAACAGATTTTGCCGCCGATTATAGAACTGCTTACGACGTTATTGCCGCCGATTATGAAGCTGGTGGAAACGCTTCTGCCCCCCTTGATTGATTTATTCGCCGCCTTAATCACTCCCCTGGCAGAAATCCTAAGCGCTGTTTTGCCGCCATTAATCGACGTAATAAATATGCTGCTTGAACCTATTATGGCGTTAATTGATCAGCTCCTTCCGCCTTTAACTGAACTGTTCGAAGGACTAATGCCTATTTTTGACGCGCTTTCCCCTGTGATAGAGTTTTTAGGCCAACTGTTTTCAAAAGTGCTAGGAGGCGCTATCGAGGCGATCATGCCGATTGTCGAAGGTGTTATGGACGTTTTCGGCGGATTGATCGACTTTATCACCGGTGTGTTTTCGGGCAACTGGGAGCAGGCTTGGAACGGAATTGTTAATATGTTCAAGGGCATTTTCAATTTGATTCCGACTATTATCGAGGGGATTATTAATGGGGCTATCGCGATCATAAACGGGCTTATTTGGGGGATCAACCAATTGACCGGAGCAATCGGCATTCCGGCAATTCCTGAAATTCCAAATGTATCGCTGCCCCGTTTTCATACAGGCGGCATCGTTGATTTTGCGATGGGAGAAGGTCCCGCCTTATTAAAGGACGGGGAAATGGTTCTGACGCAGAAGCAGCAGGCCGAACTTTTCGCCCTGGCCAACGGGAACTATTCAGACGCCGCAAATTCGTCTGTTATCGTAGTTAATTCTCCTCTTTATTTAGATGGAAAACTGATTACGGACAATGTAACGAAGCACCAGTACAATGACGTTATGGCAAAGAGGTACAAAGGATGACGGTTTATTTAAACAGAATTCCCCGCCCGGATATCCTCGTTGAGACCGGAGGATCGCTTGATGAAAACGAAGCTCATGTAACTTCATCTGCCCTGCGGATTTATATGCCGGCCGATTCAAAAGATATCGCCGCCTGCGATTATATCCAATTAGTTGAGAATGATATTGTAATCTTTGCCGGGACTGTTATGGAAGCTGAACAAGAAAACCTGGATAACGTGGATCTGTCTTACAAAATATATAATCTCACCCTGACGAACAACTCCGATTATATAGCCAGCGTTTTTGTTGACATGACATTTCCACCCGGCGCCAGCGTTACCCAGATTTTAATGGGGAACAGACCGGGCCAGTCTTGGTATGATGCATCTCTCGGCGAGTTCTACGGCATTATTCCGGTTAGAGTGGAAAATGAAGGAATTACCGTCGGGGA